ACACCACCATTCCAGCAACATTATTAAATGTGGTTAAAGCCATAGCACCTTCATACCCCGCATAGGCAGGGAAGGTGATAGCTCTATATGATTGTTGCATGGCTGTAGCGCTGGCAGGATCAGTGTCCAATCTGTCATACCCAATAGAAACAACCCCAGAACCTGGAGTTGAGGTAGGACAACTTGGGATGTACACGAAACGCAGTTTCTTCCACCTATATTTGGAGTATAAATCAGCAAGGCCAGCAAGCCATGATGCCTGAGTCGGCAAAACTGGTTTGTTGACAACGAAAAATGCCCCCAAAGCGGCAGCATTGACGTCCTGAAATACTTCAGTATTAGTCACGGTGGTTGTTTGTCCATTAGAGCTTAGGGCTGGCACACGTTGACGAGAGGTAATTACTCCGCCAGAAGCAGGAGCTGTGACAGTCATCACCTCAACCCCAGCACGCCCCCTATTACGGGGTCGACTGGGAAGGGGGTTCTTGAGTTTGCCACCAGGTTTAACACCTCGAGGTAATATAACCTTTTCGCGACCGTTTGCAGTGTCACGAAAATAGTACCAACGCCCTAACTTTCCATCATATTCATACACAGGAGCCATAATTATTGCTAATTAGTAGACACTTTTGTGGTAGTAGCTCCGCCGATTGTGATGTACTGGATTGTTGAATTATCTTCTTTGAAGGATTGGTTAAATCTTTCAGGAGGGTCTTGGCTTAACAAGCCAATAACTGCGACTAGAATGATGACTATGATCCAAATCCCTAATAAAGGGAATGAATCATCCTGTTTCACAATGATGTACCGCATCAGAAATGAAAGTGCTGAGTGAACTCTACGTTTTCACCAACAACTGTCATAGAGACCGATTGTCCCATGTCTTGCTTCACATCACCTTCTTTGCGCACAGCAGCTTTGCTAACTTCTTTGTAGCCACCCTCCTGCTGCTTACCTTCACTAACATCACGGCTTCGCTTATTCCCACGACTATTTTCGTATTTTTCCATTACGACTCGATCTTACGGTGAAACTGGTGAGGTTTCATGCCCCAGAAAACTGGAGGAGACTAGTCTCCTCCTGGATCTGCTCATCAATGATCTCCATCCGCAAGGGGGAGAAGCCATTTTCCAGGGCAAGTTGTTCATCAGGTAGGATCCCGAATGCTAGCCAAAAGGAGTACCGCGCATCTTCTGTGGGTTTGAGATCCTGGAAGGCACTAGTCCGATTGAACTTATACTTCCATTCCTCTCTCAACTTTGTGTCCATGTCAGAGGAGACTCTCGATTCCAGATTAAAATCTGGGAACGATTTGAAAAACTCCTTCAAGACGGGCACCCCATCATTCATGCTACGCCCACCCTTACCAACAGCTGTAACCCAAGCATTACGAGCTAACCCACTTCCAAGGTCATGTAGAGAATGTAGATCTTTAGACATACCCTGGTGGAGGTTGCGAACCATTCGGTAAGCATCCCCGACCAGGACCGGCCTGGTTTGACAGAACTCAACATGTTCTA